AACCATCAACCAACCAAGAAACACGACAAGGAGGCGACGCCGCCGATCATGAGTGAGAATTGGAAGCCCTTCAATTGTTCCCCTCCCATTCTTCCAGCTTCGACGCCCTGGTGAATTCATCGATCGCTGGTCGCCGCCTCCAGTGCTTGTTCCTGGCTTGGCGCTCGTGTTCGAGCGCAGAGTGCGGCATGTAGCTGGGCCGTTGCTCAACTCTCACCGTAGCGGGCCTCCCGCGCCGCCCTGGACGCCGATCTATCGTTGCCCGCACTCTCTGGTCGCATCTGAGGCATTTGCGGTTCAGACGCGCCGTATGGGGCTGAACCTTGTAGATCCACCACTGTTTGCACCGGCTACACTGCCAGAGTCCCTGTTTCATGATCGACCCTGGCTCTTATCGCCCTTAATAATAGCGCCACAATTCACAGGCTCTCAGTCCATTACCAACAGTGCGCCACAATTCCGAAGGTATGCCACAAAAAACGAAACGCAACCATCAATAGTGGCAGCGACTCTGGGTGGGAGGGTTGGAGGGTCGAAATGAGAGGAAGAGAGAGGTATTATGGACGGACGACGGCTGGAGGACGGACATGGTAGCCCTTGAAATCGCAATTTTGGCCGGTTTGGGCCTCCTGAACCTCGCTGCGATCGGTTTTCTGGCTCATTGGATCAGAATGCACCTCGATGCTGGACTCCAGGACATCGATGAGAAGCTCGCGATTGCGATTACAGCGCTGATCGACAAGCTGATGTCGGGTAATCTTGGAGAGTTCGAGCCTCCGAACCCGATCCAAGGCGCTATCGCTCAGTTAATTCAAGGAATGGCGAACCAGAAGATGAACACGATCAACGCGACAGTGACAGAGCGTGCTCCAGATGGACAGTTTGCGCCCGCTCAATCATTCGAGTGATATTTATTAACCGACTTTCTTAACAGATTGAACATGGCACGCAGAAAGAAAGCAAAGCGCCGAAGATCGCCCAAGACAATCAGCCTCCTGAATATCGCAGAGAGCTACGCCTACGCGAGCGTGCTAACTGGCGGTGTCCTGGGTAATACTCCAGTCGGCTTCCTCGGATTCGACGGATCAGGTGCAGCTGGTGGCGCAGGCTACGGCATGACGACCACCAACGGAGCGTTGACACTCCAATCGATCGTCAGCGACCCTGGTTCTTCCTTCGATTCTATGAGTTCCATGTTCATGCAGAATTATCAGGCCATGGCCGTGAGTGCGATCGGCATCGGAATCACCTTCAAGTTCGCGAAGAAACTCCTACGAAAGCCCATCTCCAACGTAAATCGTAACCTAATGAAGCCGCTTGGAATCGGCGTGAGGCTGTGATCCTATGGCAACGAATACAGTTACGGGCAACCTCGTTTGCAGCGACGGGACAAACATCCCGCTGAAGAAAGAATTGGCCGAGGGCACTGAAACAAACCTCACCACTGACACCGCATACACAGTGACCGCAGCCGAAGTCGGCGACTTCGCTCCAGGAAAGACCGTCATCGGCGGTCTGGTCTCGAGCGAGAACGGAATCGGATACAGCTACATCCTCTCCCAGGGTATCGTTGCGGCGATCATCCCCTGGTCGGTCAAGAGTGCAGTCACTGACGGACAGCCTGCACTATGCCAGCCATACACGCTCAGAGCCGGAGATATCGTCCGCTGCATGAATAACACCGCAGCAGACAGAGAAGCAGCTGCAGCAGTCTATACAGCTCGCGGAGTCTCGAGGATCTTCAAGGTCACACCGACTGGTGGAGCTACGAACGAACTCGTCGATATCCAAACTGGCAACTCGCTCGGCGATACTCTGCAGGGCGACAGAATCGTGAAATGGTTCGGAACATCTGTTGACGGCCTCTTGATTGAGACGCAGGGCTTCTATGCCGTCGATGCTCTCGGTAACGTCATCGGTTCTTGCAGCGCAACAGACCCGATCACTCAACAACCGGCGTTTTCATTCACCTCGGTTCCGGTCGCATTAAATTATAAATTCCAGTTCCTAACTTCGGCCTGAAAGTGATCTTATGGCAAAGATGACTAAAGCGGCAGGACGCCGAAGATTAGCGGAAATCCTCTCGAAGTCGAAGAAGCTCTATCTCAGGGGATTCATCTCGACAAAAGACCTCGACTCGATCGAGCGGATCAGCAAGACCAGATCGAAGCAGCTCAAGTGAGGACGCGGCCGATGGTGCAAGTTCCTAACCTTCAGTTCCCTGGGCAGGGCGGTCAAGCAGCTCTTCCCCCAGGTTATCGACCATCTGACTTCCCTGGCATCGACTATACTCCTCCAGCACCCCCCGTCGGCGCTCCTGGTGCGCCTGGGTCGGCATCCCTGACAACTTCTGGGGTTTTGTCATGCTAATGATCGGGATGAGGTGAGAGAGATGGTACACCAATTAGCCAGGACGGATATCAGCCCTCGCGTGTACAAGCTGCTCAAAACAACCGACCTGGAGAACGTCACCAACGCATCGGTCACGTCAATAGGCGATCCGATCACCATTGAAGAGCTGAATCGAGAGGAATTGCTGCGCCTGGTGCTCGTCAACTTCGCCAGACTATCGGTCAAACAAGAATGGGATGGTCTGTTAGGATGAGAGATGAGGATCGAAAGCCCTCCAAGAGGGTCTTCCCATTGCTCCAGAACCTCGACCTCGACAGTGTGACGTTCGCCCAGATCCAGAGTACGGGCAATCCCATCTCGATCGAGGACATGAACGAGCAGGAAATGTTCGACCTGGTACTGGTCAATCTGGCACGCCTGGTTGTAGCTGGTGAATGGGACGGCCTGCTCGAGGCTGGAGGTGAAACCCTCACCTGGCAGAACACCGCAGACTACAACGTCGCTTCAGGATATGGTGGTAAGTTCTGGAACATAGCGATCGGTTCTCCGATCTGTTCCAACGGCAGCTTGTCAACGTGGAATAACAATGAAGAATACCAATTCTTTAATCCGTTCATCGCACCGTTCACCGGAGCACCAGCTGCCTGCAATATCAACGTCACTGTAGCTACAACCAGTCAGAACCTCTACGTCGGATTCTATTCGGGTACCGATGGAATTCCTGCCACGATGCTCGGATATGCAACGATCGCCACAAACTCGACCGGCATCCAGAGAGTTACCTCATTCACCGAGGCGTCGACTGGATCGCTGACATTCACCGCCGGCTCGATGTATTACTACTCGATATCGAAGGCGGGCGATCAAGACCCTACCTTGACGACGACAGCAGCGAACGGCTCGATAGGTCAACTCTTCTCCGATCAAGCAGCTACTGTGAGTTCAAATCGAGTCCTGGGCGTTATGTCAGATACTGAGATCACAGCAGCACCCGCCGATATTACCCCTGATGACTTATGGAACGGCAGCGCTGGTTGGGTGTACAGGGCATGGGTGTGGTTGGAATCATGATATTCCGAACAATCACCACCGACGGCGGCGAGCCGGTCTTCTTCGATGTCGATTGGGATCATGTCCGCTCGATCAGGAATGACGAGCTTGAAAGAAGCGATTGGCGCGCGCTCAAGGATGTCGTTCTCAGTAATCCCTGGAAGGAGTATCGCCAGGCTCTGCGCGATCTTCCCCAGGACTACCCTGGCGACAACGGCAACGACGCCGCGGATAACTGGCCGGTGCGTCCAGATGAGTGACGAGAGTTTCCCAGAGCAAGTCCAACGAATCGTCGTTGACAACGCATTCGCTTTCGTTCTCGGCTGGTTGTTGGGCGCGGGGCACGTCATGTCCCTCTTCTCTGATCTAGCTGGGGCGTTCTCATGACGAAGAGAAAACCCGACCAGGTGATCGAGTATCGGGTCAGCCTGCAGGACAAACAGAGCGAGCAGCTCGACAGCGTCATCGCCGCGTACCAAGTCAACAAGATCGGAACTCCCCTGGTAGCTCTTCTCAGCGATGCGTCGGCGATGCTGCTCATCACCGGTCTTCTCGAGGCTTCTGGAATCATCGATCTTGACAAGGGTCTGATTGGACGGATTACTGCAGGCGCGTTTGAAGATTACCAGGAAGCGATGGAATTCATAGAGAGTGTGACCGATGTCGTTGACCCGAGAGAGGCTGGCACTCGAGCAGGGAAGAAGGTCGCCGCCAGTCCGATCGTCAAAGCCTGGGTTTGGCTGATGACCTCTGGACGCATCCTAATTGAAGAATCGAAGTAAAATCTCGGATTCCAGGAATTCGGACTCACTGGAAGGGGTGCTGAAGGCTCTCGAAGGGGGTGGGGGTTGGGTCTGATACCTAGCAAATACAGCCTTCAAGCGGATTTCCACATTTCAGGCAGATCAGCCACAACGCCTCGTCAGCCCAATCTTCTAGCTCTAATTCGTCTTCCAACTCGTCTTGCATGAAATCCCAGCACTCCCAATAGTCAGTCCAAGTCCAGAATTGAGAGTTATTCA